GTAAATGCAGAGAAGGTGCAGAAGCAATAGATAGAGTATGTTCTGAATGTGGTTATGAATGTGAAGAAATAGAAGAAAGAGAATATGAAGCTAAAGAAAGAGAAAACTATCTTGAAATTAGACAAGATGAAGAAAGATATAGAGGTTAAAATTGTTTACCTTAAAAAACAATAAATATTAAATATATAAAAATGGCATTATTAAAAACAAGTAAAGTTAAAAGTGTACAAGCAAATGGTACATGGGAAGGTAAATTTGGATTAATGTACAAATTTGAAGTAGTGATGGAAAATGGAAATGCAGGTGAATATTCATCTAAAACAAAAGATCAAGAAAAATTTGTTGTAGGTGAAGAAGTGCAATATGAATTTGTAGATGGTAAATTTCCTAAAATTAAACCATATTACAATAAAGATAATTATTCTTTTACAAAAGGTGGTGATAATCTTGATAGACAAAA